GTCTTTTTGACGGATTTTAGCCCGTCATCGAACTTAGACATCACCTCTTGGAAGAGGTAACCTACTGCGTATCCACGGGGATCATAAGGACTCCCCCCGTTTTCTGGGGAGAAGCCAGTGAGCCTCCCGTGTTCGGATTCGAAGCAGGTTGTGTTTCCCTCCCAATGCGTAACTCTAGCGAGTTGCGCAATGAAGTTGCGGAGGAAAGGAGGAACAGCGACGTTAACAGGCCGATTACGACCAGGAGCTTTTCGAGCCATTTAAAGGTCTCCAGTAAGAAGAATCCGAGTTTATCTCGGAGGAACGCCTCGGCTGCAGGAGTCATTTTTCGATCCTGTAACTGACATTACTGTCAGTAGATGGGTTCCAGCTGGTCAGCCATCGTAACAACGGTGGCATGATTCAGAAGGTTCGACATCAGCTTCAGCGTATTCTTACGCTCCTGTGCGGTGGCTTGCTGACTGAAATTAATCGTCAGCAGTGCGGAGTTATTCCGCACCACAACCACCTGGCCGTCGACAGTCGCTTCAACGGGATCGTTGAAACCAAGGACCATCTGATACGCACCTTTGTCGCTCTTCGGCTGTCGCAGATCGATCTGGAGGGTTTCCCACCCCGGAACGGTCGTAGACGTACGATTCGCGAGCTTGGCCAGGGCACCAGAAGTGGTGACCGGACCGAAGGTGTGCGTGACGGGGGACGCTTCAGCGTCCGCGATTGCAATGTTGCCGATAGCCGGCATAATACTCTCCAAAGGAGGATTGGTAATTAGTAAACCTTAGGTGGTTTACCGGCGAGTGCTTGCGAAAGCAGCGAAAACCCATTCGCCACATGCGTCAAGCTGAAGGGATCTTTGAACCCGGGAAAATTCGGGAACGGAGAGCTTAAATGAACGACACGCTCGAGATCAAACTCGCGGCGTGAACACTCATAGTCAGCTCGACTAACCACATAAGGATTAGCGGAAGTTACCTTCCCCGTTAGAGCCTTCACAAACGTTGTACACTCACGACGCCTAGTGGTTGACCCACTATGGAATTCGAACCCATTAGCCGCGTCTAGACAAGAAAGCCAATCCCCAACAGGGAGAAGCCAGTCAAGAACGAAGCTATAAGGCAAGAGTTCCCACGCTAACAAAGCGGGATTCGTGAGTCCCAGTGACGACAGTGTCGATAAAAACGTATTACCTGGGTTGTAATCCAGGCGTACGAAATATCCACGCATCCACGATGTTTTGCGGACGCATGGCCATTCGAGCACAGGATTAGGGTAGTCTTCCAGACGGCCCTTCTCAGTCACATTACCCTTAACGGTGATTATCCAATCATCGAGACTTTGCCGGCGTTGAAGCGCGTCTACGCTCCCCTTGATATCCTGCAAAAGCGGGTTCCAACCGTACTGGTATTCAAGCCACGAGCCAGGGAGCTTCTTGGGGTGACCCCCAATTTCCTGCCACGCCTTCTTAAACTTTCGTCGCCGAAGAAGTGATACAGAACGTGCTATACGGTTTAAAGACGAAGCGAGAAGATTAGCAGTCATCTGACGTTCGGCGTAAGCCTGCGCCAGATTAACACGCTGTTCTTTCAAGCTAAGTAAAGCCTCTATCAACGCCCGGTTTTCTTGGTCGGGCTTATGAACAGGCAGCAGTGACAAGCTGGTCTGTAGGTTGCCGGCTATCTCATCGATAACACCGGTTTCCTCATAGGTTTGGTAA